CTAGAGCAGCAGCAACTACAGCACCTCAGATAGCAGCTGCCATAGCTAGTGTACCAGCAAGATATAGTCCTAGCAATCTAATCAATATCGCTACAGGCCAGTATCGTGAAACACTACCTATCATTGTACCAGAACAAACCTGCGTACAAGGAGACGAGCTGCGTTCAACTAATGCAGGTCCTGCAGGTAGTTTGACAAATAGATCCGATGCTGGCTACAGCATGGGTGCATTAACTAGATTGCAAACAGTGGTTGACCAGATTGTAAGAGGAGCTAACGTCACAGAAAGCTCAGGTAATACTGCTATACAGAGTATAGCATTTCCATATGCCAGCACAGACGAATCAGCAGATGCAGCACAGTTGGTCAGAGTCATGCAGCATCAGATTGATTTCAAGATCAGCTCTACATTCATGGTGAGTTCCGCAGACCCTACAGGATATAATACTACATTTCTATCAGGGTTCAAAGACGCAAGAACACTGCTACGTGAAAACAAAGAATTTATCAAAGAAGAAATTACTGCATATTTGACAGTGAATTTCCCCGCAGTAAAGTACAGCAGAACTAAATGCAAACGTGATGTGGCATTTATCGTTGATGCCATGGGATATGATTTGACCTATGGAGGAACTTGGGCTACTTTGGTAGCTGGCACAGCATATTTTGACGGAGATAACAGCTCAGCACTACAGATTGACAGCACAGAAATCGCTGCTACTGTGGCAGCTTACGGTAGATTAAAGAGTGTAGTGCAAGCGATTGTTGCTAATACAGGCGTAATTAGATCCACAGGCAACGATGCCACTCAATGGACTAGCGCCAGTTTAACAGGTGGTTCTGCTGCCAGCGGCACAGTGGGTGCATTGGTAGACATCATCACCAATATCATACAAGGTGACTCCACTGAGGCCACAACACCACAGATCACAATTACTACCATAGCTTCATTGAACACCTTGACTAGTAACAGCCATGGATTAAGCCTAGGAGATGCTGTGATTCCGAGAGAAACTGGCAACGGGTTAACCAACGGTGTCAAATATTGGGTAGTAGGTACAGTAACTACCAACACATTCCAGCTTGCAGCTACGTATGGCGGAAGTGTGTTATCTTCGTTTACCAACGGAGCTGGTATTAGCATACCTGTAGAGGTTATAGATTATCCTACTGCAACCAATGCGGTTACATCAACCACTGCGCTGATCGCAGCGGCTGTGACCCTGGATGCTGCACAGGAAACCATAGTCACTGCTGCTACTACATATATCAGCACTAACTACCCTACACTGGTCTACAATTCTGCTAAATGTCAAAGAGATACAAGACTTATCTTAGAAGCAGTGATGTTTGACTTTATGTTTGACAGCAACTTTAAAACTAGAGAGGCTGCTTATTCATATCTACGGGCCAGCGCCAGCGATGTATATTCACTGAATCAGAAAGCAGCTACTCGTGCAGCATTTACCTATGTGAAAACTTTGGCCAAAGCCAACGTGGGCGGTAACGCAACTGCACAGACTCGTATTGAAACACTGATGACTACATTAGATGACATTGTCTATGGCGCTACAAATGAAGGCAGTCGCTGTGCTTCAGGCAACAGAATGGTTGATTATGCTGTTCTACAATTAGAGCGCAACAGAGACTACATTGTAGCAGAAATTGATGCTTATATTGATTCAACTTACACTACTACAGTCACCGTTGCTGCACAGGCCACTGACTTGTTTACCTGCACATCAACAGCATGGATGACAAGAAATGCTGCTATAAGATTCACAGGTACTGTATTTGGGGGAGTGAATACCACAACCACTTACTATGTACAAAATGTGGTCAGTGCAACCACATTTAAGATTGCTACCACAAGAGATTCAAACACCGCGTTTGATATTGATATTGCAGCTGTCGGCAGTGGTTCAATGACTGTGTCTTTGTTCTACAGCAGCACAGCTTGCCTAAGAGATGTCAACACTTACATTGACGCAATCAAGTACGATTTGAAATATCCAGGTAATTACAAATCTAGATATGCAGCCAGATATTACGCCAACAGCGTAACAGGCAGTTTGGAAGAGGACATGTATTATCTTAGAGATGCTACTGGTGTTAGAGATCAAACTCTGCAAGGACTCACTGGTGACTTGTTGGCCGAAAATGAATTTGGTACATCAAGAGTATCCGCAGGTGCGTATGCAAGTCTAGACCCAGGTTGGGGACCTGAAGACTATCGTGCATGGATCATCACACGTTCACCATATGTACAAGGTGTGACCACTATAGGTACAGCCTGCGTTGGTCAAAAGATTGACGGCGCATTGCACAATGGCGGTAACGATTCTATAGTTAGCAATGACTTTACACAGGTCCTAAGCGATGGTATCGGAGCTTGGATTACCAACAACGGTCGTGCTGAATTAGTATCTGTGTTCTCATACTATGCACACATTGCATATCTAGCAGAAACCGGTGGACGTATTAGAGCCACCAACGGCAACAATTCATACGGTGATTTTGGTTCTGTGGCCGAAGGATTTGATGCAACAGAAACACCGGACACTGGTATAGTGGACAACAGACTACAGTTCGAAGCAGTGATCGATCGTGTAATCACTAACGGATCTTCCTTGATTCAGATAGAATACCAAAATGCCGGCGTAGACTACACAGAAGTTAGTTACACAATCACAGGCGGCGGCAGCGGACACATTATTGAAACTGATGAATTCCGTGACGATGCTGTATTTGAAGTTCGCATGTTGGATTTGGTAGAAGACAGTACCAATGCGCCAGAGGCCGACGGTAATCTTGGTGGATTTGGATATATTACCAACTCCAACACTGCACAGAGCGGTACTTCTACTTCAGTTACTATCGCTGCCACAGACGGAGAATCCAGCACTGCTTACATAGGCATGAAGATCGTGCTCACAGGCGGAGCAGGTGTAGGACAGTTTGGTATTATTAACACATATAATTCAGGTACCAAAATAGCTGGACTAGTTAAAGAATCAGACGGTACTGCAGGATTTGATCATTTAATAGCAGGCACAGCAATTGTAACACCAGATGCTTCTACTACATACACCATTGAACCTAGAGTAACATTCGCTGCACCTGGATATACCAGCACAGCAGTTACACTGCCAACTAGCGGAGCATGGAGAGCTGTGAAATATGGCGAAACTGCCGCAGTTTATACTTCAGTCATAGGCACTTATGCAGGATCAGGAGTAGGCGCTACATTCACAGTGATACGCAATGGATGGAAATATACACCATCTGTTCAGACCGCAGGTACAGGGTATGTTAGACTGCAGACCATAACAATTTTAGGTACCAGTTTAGGCGGCACCACAACTGCTAATGATCTAGTAATCACAATCACCGCAGTGAATTCTACCACAGGTGCTATCATAGACTTTGATCACAGCGGCTACGGCATTGGTGGTAGATATGTTGCCTTAAGAGCAGGCAGCACAGCGGGTGCAACGTCCGAAGACGGGCAGTCATGGACCACTAGACTCACCTTGATGCCAAGCGCAGCAAACTGGTCTGCAATGGCTGCAGGTCTTTTTGATGACAATTCCTCTTTGAGCAAAGTCAGCAGATTTGTAGCAGTGGCAGGTACCAGTGCCAATACTACCGCAGCATATAGTGCCGACGGTATAACGTGGACTGCAAAAAGTATTGTAACATCTGCTGTATGGGTTGATGTGACATTTGGTGCCCAAAAATTTGTAGCACTATCTAGCGATGTAACCACAGTGCGAATCAGCAACGACGGCGAAAATTGGGATCAAACTGGTACATTAACTACCACTGGATTTACAGCTATCGCCTACGGCAAAAACAGATTTGTTGCAATCAAGAGTGGTACCAACGTAACTAACCATGCTACATCGACCACAGTCACTGGGACTTGGACTGCAGGCACTTTGCCTTCTAGCTCAAACTGGAACAGCATTGCCTATGGTAACAACAGATTCGTTGCTATTTCAAACACCAGCGGAACCATAGCTGCATACAGCTTGGATGGAATTACATGGACAGCCAGCACATTACCAGCCACAGCCGTTTGGACCAAAGTCACATACGGTCAGGGAGTATTCCTTGCAGTGAGCACAACCACAGCAGCAGCAACTTCGCCAGATGGTGTTACATGGACTGTGAGAGCTACTAGTGCAGCAGCTAGCGGATTCTCAGCTATCACTTTTGGTAACAGCAATAGATACGGCTTGTTTGTAGGAGTTGGGGCTGGCACAGGACAAGTAGCCACTTATATCAGAACAGGTGCAACCGCTAGAGGTCGAGCCAAGGTGGCTGCTGACAAACTGTTCCAGGTCAACATCACAGAACCCGGATCTGGCTATACCACTGTGCCTACAATCACATTCACTGATCCAAATAACACATTTGAATCTCCTGTAACAGTGAGAAAGAACAGTGGTGTATTGGCCAATCCTAGCTTTGTAAACAGAGGATCACAGTTTGTCACAGGCAGCGGTGAAGTGAATACTGGTGATGGTTATTCAGATCTGTTCCAATCTGGTACATTTGTGGCCACCCGCAGACTCAATCAACAACCTACACCAGGCTCCAACGTGGTATTCAGCCATTTGCCTAACAGAGTATTCAAGTTAGTGAATGTCATCACATTCCTTGGTGCAAATGACGGATCTTACACCGCGTTTCTGCAGCTGAGTCCAGCACTAACTATATCAGAAGCTCCGCCCGACGGCACATCTATCACTATGCGATTGAAATACAGTCAAGTTCGACTCACAGGACACGACTTCTTGGACATAGGTACAGGCAGCTTCATTAACACCAACTATCCAGGACTACCATTGCAGGCAGCAATTCCTGCAAATGAAACGGTAGAACAAGGCGGCGGACGAGTGTTCTTTACATCCACAGACCAAGACGGTAACTTCCGAGTTGGCGATTTGTTTGCTATTGAACAAAGCACTGGTGTTGCTACATTGAATGCAGATGCGTTTAATATTTCAGGCCTGCAAGAACTTAACCTAGGCAACGTAACGCTAGGTGGCGGATCAGCTACTATTACGGAATTTTCAACAGATCCGTTCTTTACTGCTGATTCGGACAACATTGTGCCTACACAACGAGCAATCAAAGCATTTATTGCTGGACAGATTGGTGGCGGTGGTGCTAGTTTGAACGTGAACTCTGTGACAGCAGGTAGTATTTTTATCAGCTCTAACATAATCACTACCACAACTACAGGACCAATCAAGATGAATGCAGTCTTTGAATTCAGAGGCGGCGTTATCGGATTGCCTATAGCATTCAATTACTTTTTGAACTAAATATATACATGGAGAACACATTATGGCAACAGGAAGACTAGGAGCAGCAAATCTATCAGCAGCGACCAATACTACGGTGTATGATGTACCAGACAGTACATTTGCAGTAGTAACACTCAGCATATGCAATCGCAGCGCATCAGCAGTTACCGTTCAAGTGGCAATTTGCACTGCGGCAACGGCAGCAACCCCCGACGTGTCGGAATACATCGAATTTGATGTAAGTTTAGCTGCCAAGGGTGTGCTAGAAAGAACCGGTATTGTTATGGATGCAGATAAAAGATTGGTGGTCCGCTCAAGCGCGGCATCTGTAAATGCTGTGGTATACGGTATTGAAACAGCAACAGCTTAATAAAAGGATAAGACTATGTCAAGAAAAATCACAGGCGGTCTTGTAGGTAGTTCAACACTAGTTGGAACTATTCAAATTTCGCCCGACTCGGCATTGTCCACCGCGGCGGATCAGAATATCACTCTTAGTCCGGGCGGAACCGGACAAGTTGTTTCTACTGCAAACTTCCAATTAAATGCACAGAATGATTTGCGATTCGCAGATAGTGATAGCTCAAATTGGGTTGGATTTCAAGCTCCTGCAACAATAACAGCTAATGTAACATGGACTCTGCCCGCCACTGACGGCACAAATGGTCAAGTACTAACAACCAATTCGACTGGAACACTGAGCTGGACATCAAAATCTATTGCAATTACTGATCAAACATCATCAGCAAGCACTCACTATCCTTTGTTTACCACTGCTACCTCAGGCGATTTAGCTACTGGAAACGTGTCAACTACCAAAATGACATATCAACCAAGCACTGGTAAGTTTGCTTTAGCAGGTGCTCAGGTCAGCAACAGCAACACCAGCGGAACACTAACAGTTACCGGCGGAGTTGGAGTAACTGGTGCATTGTATGTAGGCGGTGAAGTTGTTGCATATGCAGCTTCGGATATTAGATTAAAAGAAAATCTTTCAAAGATTGATAACAGCCTAGAAAAATTGTTAAAAATATCAGGGTATCAGTATTACTGGAGTAAAATTGCGCAAGAAATGTACCCAGAAAGAACCATGCTAGACGTGGGAGTTATTGCTCAAGAAGTAAAAGAAATAATACCATCAGCTGTGGTTGAAAGAGAAGACGGATATCTTGCTGTAAAGTATGACAAACTAATTCCCTTTCTGATAGAAGCTGTCAAGGCGCTAAAAGCAGAAATTGAAGAAATGAAAAGAGAGAATTAAAAATGCCAGTATGTTTATCGAATTGCGGTATAGTTTTTTCTAATGGTCAACACAAGTGCCGTATCGAAGAGTTCGGTGAAATTTATGTGTTTAACCCCAATCATTGGAGTCCAGAGAATGGCGGCCGTTGCTGTGCTTTTACAGTACCTAACGGAACCACTTCAATCAAGTTTGAAATACTGTCAGGTGGTGGCCCGGGTGGCTCATCAGGTGGTGACTATGATCACGGCATCGGCGGCGCAGGCGGCAGTTATGGCGTCAGATCATTAACTAAATCAGTAAATGGATTTACAGATGGCACAGTATATACCCTGTGTGCCGCTGGCACATCAAATTGTAGCTGCTGTTGTTCATGTAACATGAACTGTCGCCACGGATGCACCAGCTTTGTCAATGGCACTGGATTAAGCAACTTTTGTGCCATTGGTGGCATGGGCGGCACAACTTCATGGGATATGACCTCAAACTGCTACAACTGTTTTTGGGGCAATCTACAGTGCAGTGTGGGCAATTACAATGCAGGTTGGGCTAACCATGTCTGTAATACACCAGTGTATGGCGCTGACATGTGCTTTTTTGGAGTCTCCGGATCATTTAACAGACAGTATGACTGCTGTGCTGATGCATTTGGTCCAGCGGGAGCCCCAGCCGGCCCATTTAGTGCTCAACACGGAATAAGTGCCAAACACATGTGTAACGGCGACTTGGCCTGTTGTACAGCACACGCAGCTTTTCCAGGCGGTGGCGGCCCAGGTCATGCCACTGCTTCTGTAAATGCATGTTGGGGCAGCTTTGGCGCAGGCGGCCTTGTTAGAATAACGTACAGTTAAGGAGAAATTAGAAAATGCCAGTACAATTATCAAGCGTTGGTATCATTTATGGCAACAACCAACACCAATGTAAAATTGCAGAAGTGGTTGAATTTTATGTGTTTAACCCCAATCATTGGAGTCCAGAGAATGGCGGCCGTTGCTGTGCTTTTACAGTACCTAACGGAACCACTTCAATCAAGTTTGAAATACTGTCAGGTGGTGGCCCGGGTGGCTCATCAGGTGGTGACTATGATCACGGCATCGGCGGCGCAGGCGGCAGTTATGGCGTCAGATCATTAACTAAATCAGTAAATGGATTTACAGATGGCACAGTATATACCCTGTGTGCCGCTGGCACATCAAATTGTAGCTGCTGTTGTTCATGTAACATGAACTGTCGCCACGGATGCACCAGCTTTGTCAATGGCACTGGATTAAGCAACTTTTGTGCCATTGGTGGCATGGGCGGCTCAACCAACTGGGACATGAGCTCAAACTGCTACAACTGTTTCTGGGGTAACACACAATGTAGCCTGGGCAACTACAATGCAGGTTGGGTTAATCATGCTTGTAATACACCAGTGTATGGCTCTGACATGTGCTTTTACGGAACAACCGGTTCATACAACAGTCAATACAACTGCTGTGCTGATCAGTTCTCTGTTCAAGGTGCACCAGCTGGACCATTCACTGCTCCACACGGAATCAGTGGTAAACATAGATGTATTGGCAATCTAGCCTGTTGTACAGCACATGCAGCATTTCCAGGTGGTGGTGGCGCAGGACATGCTACTGACTCATCAGATGCCTGCTGGGGCAGCTTTGGCGCAGGCGGCCTTGTTAAAGTAACGTATAGTTAAGGAGAAATAAATGCCAAATATAAGCAGACTGTTAAGATATAGTATACCGGATGTGCTATACTCGACTGAAAATACATTGGGTAAAACCAGTACACAGTTATACGAAGGTCCAGATCAACTGGTCCTATGGCTCGATAAAGAAACTAGTCGTGTTATGCAATCTTTTGAAGTGGAAAAAGAGCCAGATCGTCCTCTTCCGTTGGATCTCAAAAGAGAAATCTTGTATGCAGATTCTGAAGAAAACTGCATTAAAATTGCATTGCTCTACGGCGGATTAGAAACGCCAAAGATCTACGAAGTTGCTGTTGGTCCTACAGATCAAGCAAATGCTCAACTTGTAGATCCGTCAGATATTAGAACAGTCTATGATAAAGAATCTGTGAATGTTGATTACAAAGCACCACTGCAATTCCAGGTATATGTAAGAGACAGAACTGATGCGTTTATCAGAAGAGAAAGAAATTCAATGTTAGCTCAAAGCGATGGTAAAATTGCTCCAGACATGCCAGAAGAGATGAAACAAAAATGGCTGGACTATAGACAAAAACTTAGAGATCTTCCTAGCGATTGGGCGGATGTGC